TAAATTCTATCATGAATTACCATTAGTAAGCACAGGGTGCGATAGTTATGCAAGTTGGCATCCCAAATTTAAAGACCTTAGTGCAATGTATGATACAGATGTAATTGTAGAAGCCAGTAAAATTCGTCGTTTTGGATTAGAAACAGCACACTACAAATCAGACATGAACCGCACTCACAGAGCAATGTTAGAAATGGAATTAGGTGATGTACTAGCATTAGTAGATATTCTGTTAGAACAGGGGATATTAGATCTAAATTCTATCATGAATTACCATTAGTAAGCACAGGGTGCGATAGTTATGCAAGTTGGCATCCCAAATTTAAAGACCTTAGTGCAATGTATGATACAGATGTAATTGTAGAAGCAATTATTGGTTCATTACCATACAAAGAATGGCGTGATGAACATCTTGTTATTACAGGTGGTGAACCACTATTAGGATGGCAACGTAGCTACCCTGAATTACTAGAGCAGCCTAAAATGAAAAAATTAAAGGATATCACCTTTGAAACTAACGGCACACAAAAATTACAACCAGACTTTAAATTGTATTTGTATAAATGGACACACAAGAAAGGTTATCATAATTTAACTTTTAGCGTGAGTCCTAAATTAAGTGTGAGTGGAGAGAGTAGAGATGAAGCTATTCGCCCTGATATTGTTAGAGAGTACGAAGATTTAGGTCATACTTATTTAAAATTTGTTGTAGCAACAAAAGACGATGTTGATGAGGCACTAGAAGTTATTGAATTATACAAGAAAGAAGGATTCGGTGGTCATGTATACTTGATGCCCGTAGGTGGTGTTGAAAGTGTGTATACATTAAACAACAGAACTGTCGCAGAGCTTGCAATGAAACATGGTTTGCGTTATAGTGATAGATTACAAGTACCTTTATTTAAAAACGAGTGGGGAACATGATAGGACCAGACACAAGATACACGTGGGATCCATATGCATACTTTGCTGACAACGCTGTATGGAGTTGGCAGTTTGCATGGTTACCACATCGTTGTGAATTATCAAATAAACTTATTTGGTTAAAATACGCATACAGGGGTGAAGCAATAATTAATGATTACCCAGAACCAATAATAGTTCGTTGGCGTAATACTGATGATCATATTTTAAAATTAATACGGCAATAATTTAAAGGAGAAAGAAATGGCACAATGGCGAATAGAACCAAGTTGGAAAAAATCAATAGTTGAAAGAGAATACTATCATAAAGGTGATAATACTGTTATAGTTGAAATAGGATGGCGTTGGGGAACATTTGAATGTGAAACTGAAGATGAGAATGTTCCAGAAATTTCCGTAGGTGACAATTTATGGGACTGCGGCTACGATGTAGAATTGATAGAAACATGGGACGGATGTTGGGAAGAACATTACATGGATGATTGTGATGAAGAAACACGTGAGTGGTTAGAAGAATTTTTTGAAGAAAATAGTTATTATGAACTTGAAGACCAAGAAGGTTGGGTACGAGGTGATAATGAAATGATTATTGATTGTGATCCTGTTTTTACTAGACTTGATGGTCCTAATGAAGGTAAACAATACGGATCCGACGGAGAAGAAATCAAAGAAGAAACAAAAGAACCAGTTGCTGAATCAGCAAAATTAAATCCTAATGCAGTATGGCCTTTTCCTAATTCAGAAGAATGAAAACATATAATAAACGAATTGGTTTTTTAGTTAGTTATCAAACACTAGTACCACACGGTGGTATTGGACAGTTTACAAAAAGTTTTATCAGATTGATGGAAGAAAATAATGTTAAAGTTGACATTATTACTGATAAGAAACCGCAAGACAATGAGTTTATAAAATCACTAAACACAAACATCATCTATCCTGAGGAATCATATGGCTATACAAACCACAGTGCTATTTTTATGTATGGCGATAGTTATTGCTATGAACGAATGGCTAACTTTCGTAACTCAATTATTAGGGCGTTAAGCACTAATCTATATGATGCACTAATTTGTAATACTTATGAAACTGTACAAGTTGCAAGTACAATGGGCCTTGAAGATGTAATTCAAATCATTGCATACACACATTTAGAGAGTCAAATCTTTCCTAACACATTACACAATCCATTCTTAGATAGTGTTAATGAAATGATGCGTAAGCAATTAGAAATGGATGATATTTTTATAGGTACGCAAAGTAAATATAATAAGTTAGAAATTGGTAATGATGCATGGCACTTGCCCATACCAATAACTGAACCTGACTTATTAAAAGAACATCATGTAGAACGTGAGGGCGTGTTGTTCATTGGTCGTTGGGAAGAAGGTAAGAATCCTGAGTTGTATTTAAAACTCATCGGGGAGACTAAGCTTCCTGCAAGAGTGATGACCAATGCAAATGGTGCTAAAAAATTTGAAGCACGGTTAAAAGAATTAAATGTTGATTATAAGATTGCAGTAAGTGTAATTGGACAAGAAAAAATAGACTTTATTACAAGTTGTCGTGTAGCATTCAATCCTAGTACAGTAGAGAGTTATGGTATGGCTTTCTATGAACAACAAATTCAATTGCCTACTTTTGTAATAGAAGATCAACGATGGACAGAAAACTTTAAAGGGCATTTCTTTTTTGAAACAAATAAAAAGGATATGGCCAAAGATGTTTTGAATGCATATGATATGTTCTCTACTGCAAAAGAATGGTATAATAAAGGTACATTACTTTACAATCAGCAGAAAGAAGCAGAAGTATTTGATAAATGGAACCTTTGTTTTGAATCGTTTACCCCAAGACAAAGTAATAGTAATACCGCAAAGATTCTTTCCTACGATACCTTGGTGTACGCAGATTTTATACAAGATTTGGGCAGAAAAACTATTTGCATAGATGATGTCCGTAGTGTGTTGACAAATAAGTCCAAATATGCTACAGTCTTATATACTGACAATCACACTATATTGTCAAAAGAGCAAGATTATGTACCTGTTGTCAAAAATGAAACAAATGTATTTGATGATTTGTTTGAATTTCAATAATGATAGTTGTTCCACCCAATAAAATAAGTGTAATACAGTATTGGTGCATTATGAATATATCACCTAGGCAGTATTATTTTCACCATGCATTCGGTGGTGATGGGTGGGAAGTAAGACGTACTAAAACAGAATGGCAACTCAGAACTGATGACCCTAAACACGAAACTTACATTGAGTTAAAATATAAATGACATTTAATCCAAAAATCAAACGTATCGGCTTTGCTTGCAAATGGGCAGAGATTAACAAGAAGGGTGAGATTGCTAGTACCGAGGGTCTTAACACTGGTGGTACTACTATGGCATGGGCTAATCGTCAAAGCCGCAGGGTAGCAGAAGAAAAAATAATTGATGTTGCTGCCCGTAACATTATGAATACTCATGCACTAATCAAAAAGGTTGCGACACTTCCTAATGAACTACGCATGTTGCGCATCACTAGCGACATGCTAAGTTTCTACACACATGAAGATTGGCAAGGATTCTGGCAAGACACAGAAGTACAAAATAAACTAGAATATTGGTTCAGGCCACTAGGTGAGACTGCACGTGCAAATGATGTACGTATTAGTTTTCACCCTGACCAATTTGTAGTTCTTGCAAGCGACCGCGAAGAAGTAGTAAATAAATCTATAGAGGAGTTTGAATATCATGCAAGCATGGCAAGATGGATGGGCTATGGCTCTACGTTCCAGGACTGTAAAATCAATGTCCACATCAGTGGTCGTCAAGGACCCGAAGGCATTCGTAAAGCCTACGAAAGACTCAGCCCCGAGGCGAGGAATTGCATTACTATCGAAAACGAGGAGATAGTACATGGACTTGATGATTGTCTCAGTCTTAGTAATTTGCTTCCTATTGTGCTTGACATACACCATCATTGGGTACGTGAAGGGGTATACATTGATCCAGCTAGCGATAGCGTTAAGCGAGTGGTTGACAGCTGGCGTGGTGTTCGTCCTACTATGCATTATAGCGTCAGCCGTGAAGATATTCTAGTAAATCATGATCCTAATGTTTTACCTAATATGAATATATTGCTAGAACAAGGACACAAGAAACAAAAACTACGTGCGCACAGCGACTACTATTGGAACAATGCATGTAACGAATGGGCATTGACTTTTAATGAACAGTTTGATATAATGTGCGAGAGCAAGGCTAAGAATATGGCTAGCTTTAAATTATACGAGGGAAGTAAAAATGTTAAACAAGATAAAGAACTTATTTGCGAAGAAGCCTGAAACTAAGACAGAGCCAGAAGTTAAAAAGGTTAAAGAACCTAAACCAAAAAAAGAACTTAGTGAAAAAGAAAAGGCTACTGCAAATAACGAACCTTATATAGCGATAACTAAGGTTGAACTAAATCCAGATAACGTTAATGATGGTGTATTTGAGTTAGACTTTAATGATAAGTTTGTGATTAATTTGATACGTGCAGGATATAAAATCAGACCAGACGATACGGATGATGCCATAGTTGATCGTTGGTTTCAAACAGTTTGTAGAGGTATAGCGAAGGAACTATACGAACAAGAATGGGCTGATCCCGAAAAACGTGATATACGATATAAAATGCAAACAAGAAAATTAGGTAACGGCAGAACGGAGATAGGATGATGATGACTACTACATTTAATGAAGATTTTTTCACAATTGATAATGCTCTTAGTTCAACAGCTATATTGAACAAAAGACTTCCTATAACAGTTGTACCTACACACAACGGTAAGTTTGAACCAAAATTTTTACATGAATTATTTGATTCATTGTATGGAAACATTATTAAAGAGGCTAAGGATTTATTTTGGGAACAAATACTAAATGAAGAGGCAGCTAGAGGCACCTTTTGGGAAAAAGTTTTAGAAAAGCATATGCCTTTCACACGCCGTCATTCACAATCAAACTATGTAGGCTCTGATTTCTTAGATAAGACTGATGCTAAATTTGGGGGTGGATCTAGATATTCTGCTGATGGCACTGTTCAAGCTACTATAAGTGGTTATGAAAATAAAACAGGAACATTACGAGTTTGTTTATGTGCTTGGGGACAACATAGCCATAAGGTATATTTTATGTTGATCCCGAACGATGAGTATTTTAAATGGAAAAGCCCTGCAAAAATCACACTTAGAGCAAACTCTACTCCAATTGGACCTCTTTGGGACAAATATCGTTGCAGTTTTCAAGATGTGATACGTCAGGGTGTTTAAAAGTTGCTATTTTAGCAACTTTTTTGCGGTTGACAATAAATCCATTTTTTGATATTATACAATTCTCAATGTAATTTACAGGAGTAACATGATGGAAGAAAGAAACGGTATTCCGAATGTATTAGTTTATAATCGTCCGATCAAAGAAATTAAAAATGAAGATCGTGCACCGAATGTTTTAGATAAGCAGCCTGATGAGCATGACGCAAAATCCTTAGTAGAAATTGTTAATGATTTCTGTGAAGATGGTATGTTGGAAGAGATTGAAGAATATCTTAAAGAACAGGGAAAGTTTATATCATATAGTTATGATGATTATGCTAAGCCTGAAGAACTAACATTACGTGTTCTATTAAGCGCACTAGCTGTACAACGACCTATTAGTAAAAGACACCTGAGAAAAATTCAGGAAAAATATAATAGACTAAAGGTGCAGACTCCAATCGTATTAAAAATAAAATTTAACGGTAAGGTATATTATTATATCGTTGATGGTCAGCATACTGCTGCTACCCAAGGTATCCGCGCCCGTTTAGGTCTTATTAAAGAAGTAGATAAAAAAAATTGGGAAGATATCAAAGTTAGATGCATGGTAGTTGAATGCGATGATTTTACATTTGCTAGAGAAGTTTTCTTAGGTATTAACGGTGAGGATAAGCTTGAACTTGCTTATTTTGATAAATGGAAAAATTATGTATTAGGCGCAAGACAAGATAATGCTGATATTGAACTTTGGCAAGATTGTCTTGAATTACAAGAAATTTTAGAAGAATTTGGTATTACTCCTATCCATAAAGACAGTCCTGAGGACATTAAAAAAATGCCCGGTGCATTTATTGATGTTCATTTGATTGAAGATAAAAAGCCTGAAGATGTGCGCTGGATCGCTAGACTCCATCAAATGCTTTGGGATGATAAGCCTATGGACCCGTTTGAAGTTGATCCAATGCTGTTACTAAGAGACAAGATTAAGAAAGATGCATCATTGGATAATAGACACGTTTATGCATTTGTTAAGGAGCTAGGTAGTTTAATTAGACACACTGCTGGAAGTCCCGCAGGTTGGAAAAAGTTCACACAAAAAACTTATCCTCTTTGGTTCAAATCCACTCACCCAGATGATGCTGATAAAAAAATAAGTATTCCCGATGATGCTTCACTTGCCCTACTATTGTTTGCGTATCAAGAAGCTGGGGGAAAATTTAAAGACTTACGCCTAACTTTCTTAAAAGAAAAGTTTACTAAACGCGGGGAAACTTTATTTGACTATCTTAGTCAAGACGGTAAAGAGATTAGTGAAAGTTTGAAATCGTTGATCCGAGGCGATGAAAGTAGCGAATAGTGAGAACTCATCTTTATTTTGGCAAATATGAAGGTAAAATTACCTCCTGGAAAGTAGGTCATATGACTAGTGAGGATAGTCGCATGGCTAATTATAGCAAAGGAGGTAACCTTCTTACAATTTATGGTATATGTACTCATCTTGCAGGTCTTAATGAAAAAATGTTGGATTTTGAATGGGAAGGAAAAGCTCACTTTTATCATTACAGACAGAAATTTGCTAAAGAAAAATCAGAATACCTAATGTATGATAAATCCCCTAAAGGTCTTCCAATTCTAACAAAAGAGGGCATACTTGAATGGTATAAAAATGAATCAAGTTACATTAGTGGATTTTATTGGGTAAAGGATTGTTACTTTCCTTTGTATAGCAATAAAGTAAAACTAACTGAATTTATGGAAAAAGTGTGGCAGGATCCTGAAAAATATCTTGAGGGCTTTTAAAGTTTGACAATTAATCAACATGCTGATATAATTACATTATGAAAAAATACGCACTCATAGACACTGCTAATACTTTCTTTCGTGCCCGTCATATTGCAAGTCGCAATACAGATGCCTGGGGCAAGATTGGGATGGCATTACATTTGTCACTTGCTAGTGTAAATCAAATTGCACGTAAATTTGGTATTGATCACACAGTGTTCGCACTAGAAGGTCGCAGCTTTCGTAAGGACTTCTACAAGCCTTATAAAGCTAATCGTGCAGTAGCACAACAAGCAATGACAGAAGCAGAAAAAGAAGAAAACGAACTTTTTTGGGACACGTATGAAAAGTTTACTACGTATCTTAAAGAAAAAACCAACGTATCAGTTATTCGTCATGAAAATGCCGAGGCTGATGATATCATTGCACGTTTCATTAACTTACATCCAAATGATCAAATATATATTATTAGCAGCGATACTGATTATTACCAGCTCATATCTAATAACTGTTTCCAATATAATGGAATCACCAATCAACTCATCACCCCCGAAGGATTCTTTGACGATAAGGGGCGTCAAGTTGTAGACAAGAAAACTAAGGAGCCTAAATTGTTAGGTGACCCACAGTTTCTTCTATTTGAGAAATGTATGCGCGGTGACGCAAGTGACAATGTGTTTAGTGCATATCCGGGCGTAAGAACAAAAGGTAGTAAAAACAAAGTTGGTCTGATTGAAGCATATGAAGATCGCACCAAACAAGGCTATGCGTGGAACAATCTACTACTCCAGCGCTGGACTGATCACGAAGGTGTTGAACACCGTGTTAAGGATGACTACGAACGCAATCGTACATTGATTGATCTTAATGCACAGCCTCAAGAAATAAAAGATAAGGTTGATGCTGCAATTCGTGCAAGTGTCCGTACAACTACAACACCGCAAGTTGGTGTACACTTTATGAAATTCTGTGGTAAGTATGAACTTACTAAAATCAGTGAACAAGCGGAGGCTTACGCAAAATGGTTAAACTCGCCATACGCAGGTTGTTTAATAAATTAAAACTGAGGTATGATTATATGCGCAGAGAAACATTGAAGGACAGTTTATATGGAGGATTGGTTGAAATAACTAAAAATCCTAAACTATACCGATTTAGTTCTATCGGAAAAGAATACTGTTATTTTACTGAAGAAGGTAAACAAGAAATACTTGAATGGATACATAATCATGCCAAAGAGATTTCTACCGCAGAAGAAATTATATTGAATGAACGGGCTAAAAAGTTGGTATTGGATGAGCTAAAACGGTGACATAAATACTTTGAGGAGTACCTATGTTTAATGCTTTTTATTCGTGAATTTGATGGGATGAGACAATATATTGTGTGCAACGAAGCAGGTGACTGTCTTATCGTTACTACTAGTAGTAAAATTGCAAACTTTATAGAACAAAATGTTAAGGGGGTTTCTCCTGATCTACGATTAAACATCGGCGGCGATCCTGGAACAAAAGTAGAAAAGAAACTTTGGCATCATGTAAAACGTTATACAAGATGATTGAAACACCTTTCCCATTTCCTATCAGCAACGTACAAGAGGTATTTAAAATACGAGCAGTTCCTGCTATTGATGGTACAAGCATTAAAAACACAGTTGTGACTGAAACAAGTTATCCTGAAGGTAATTCTACAAGGAGAGTAGAAACCTATTCTGTTACCGTTTATGATTCTACTGGAAGATTGAATTCCTATCTTTTTGGTTACAATAATATTGATCGATTAGTTTAATGTATTCTGTAAATATTCGCAACATTGCCGAATTAGATGAGATTGATCAAATATTTAATGAGGCTATGCAAAATTGCAAGTCCATCATTGGAGCCAAAGTTTCTCATGATGAAATACTAATGGATGGGTCAACAATGTCATACCAACTATCTTATATGCTAGAAATTTATTTTCTCAATCAAACTGATGCAATTATGTATGAATTAAAGTATCTATGAAAATAACAGACCCCAAAATCTGCAATAATTTACGAGAATATTATTACGACAATGTACATTGGGCTGATAATGACTACGTTCCCTGTAACACTTTCAGCAATTGGATAACCACAGAGTACAATGCAGTTTATAATTTCATAGACCAAAGTATTACATTCAAAGACGAGAAAAAATTTATACATTTTTCATTGTTATGGTTATGACATATCCAATTAAAATATACTGGAAGAACGGCGATAATATATCTGCATGGGATGAAAAGTGTATTGAACTTTTAGAAAAGTTTGGTTTACCTGGTGGCAGGTATGTAACAAGCTTTTCTGAAAACTATCTTGAAATTAATTTTTATAAACATGAGGATGCTGTATTAGCAACTTTAATATTATGAAATTAAATATTGATGAAGGTAAGTATGTTAGTAAAGAAGGTGATGCATACTATTCTATAGAGGTAGACGGCAGACAAACATTTGGTGATTATCCTCTTTGGGTAGATATGATTAACTGGGCTAACGAACAATACGGTGACGATTATAAAAGATGGAATGTAAGTACCAAAAGATTTTTCTTTAGGGATAAAGAAGATTTAGAATGGTTTATCTTAAGGTGGTCATGACTTATAAGACAATCATTGGTAAAGAAAAGTACCACATGCACAATGAAATTATGCAGTGGTGTAATGACCACATTGGCGACGGGGGTTATACTCAGCAGCCTAATCCATTGTGGGATATGGTTTTAGTTTATGGTACAGCCACATATTATTTCAAACACGAACGAGATTTAGTATTTTTTACCTTAAGATGGTCATGAAACTTTTACGAAGAAAAATTTTTATCCGCGAGTACGATTTTAATAAAATCAAAACGAAGGCAACGGCAAAAGTTGATAGATACGAAACATTGTACGATCGGGCAACCTTCACACCTGTTAAAAAGGATGACTTAGAAAAAGCATATTTGGTTTTTCTATTGACTAAAGACGAAAACGATAACACATTAAATCCAATGAATAGTTGGAAACCAACAGAATTTCCTAGCAGTTATTTGTGGCATATTAAAAAACAGTTATACAATGAAGATTATGCACGTTGGGATAGTAGGTTTGATGATAACGGTTATCTTCTAGTAAGATACAATAAAGTTACACCTGAAACAAAATTGGGTTGGGGAATTTTTGAAAAAGATTTATGAGAAAACAAACATACACACATAGAGTAGTAGTGGAAACATCCCAAGAAAGAATTGACCACATCAAATGGTGTCGTAGAAATTTAGGAGAACGGGGAATAGATTGGGACTTCTTTGGCGGCACTAAACTTGACATTATAATCTACACCGAAAAATACATTCCATTCTATAAACTTAAATTTGATTAACCAAAATAGTTGTAAATATGATACAACACAGTTATACTTACACAGAGAGGTGAAATATGAATCTAATTGCTAAACCAGTAGTAAAAGATCAGTTTTGGATCGTTACTGATGGCGAGAAAAAAGTCGGTAATGTCCTAGCCAATGGATCTGGATTTCAAGTTAAATTGGGCGATACAAAAAGAGAGTATCCCAGTACTAAAACAATCGCTAATAAAGAACAGATTGAATTTGTTAACTTTAAAAAAGTAGACAAGAAGAATCCTAACCCGTACGAACATTATCCAACTACAGGTAAGGTTTTCAATTCTGTTTTGGACGTAAAAAGAAAAATTCATCTTTTTACAAAAACAACCAAAAGCAAATGTTATTATGCTGCAGGGTGGTACGCACTAAAGCAAGGATCAGAGTTTGTTCCTGTACTGTGCCCTAAGTATATTTTTGTACAACGCTACGAATGCTCTGGTCCATATATGACCAAAACCGAAGCAGAAAATGCGATAAATACACTATGATCCATATTAAACGTTTTATAGACAAGATTGCTAGTATGGAAGGTAAACAAGGAAGGGATGTTGTCCTGCCTATATCTGATGCCCGCGCATTGCGTGATGAAATTACCAAACTTTTGCTTGATCAGCGTGAGACAAATACAACGCAAAAAACAAATGAGGTCGTTCAGGTAGAGATGAAGGGTGAAAAATGGTAACTTAATGGGAAGAACTCAACCTAAAGTAATACTAGAAATAGTAGATAAGACTACTTACAAAAACGATCAGATCGTAGAGGCTGCTGGAATATGGGCAGTTTTTTATGATGGGCAACCGATCAACCTCAAAAGTCAACATTACTTAGACGCGGAAAGCGTACCAAAATACAAAAAGACAAGTTTCAGTAATCCGGGTCATGCACGTAATTTGTGTCGCAAACTTAATCAACAATTTAAAACCGAAAAATTCAGTGTCGTTTTCATGAACTCTGGTACCAAGGTTTATCCAGATGACTAGAGATTCTATAAAAAGACGAATTACCAAAGCAATCCTTGAACAATCACCGGGGTCAAATGTTGATTTAGATACAGCCATGAAAACATTTTGGCTTGACATAAGAAATGAAGGTGGACTTAGATTAACAGACGTAGGTGATTCATTTTTTAAACGAGCAGATATTGAGAGTTTTGAATTTCCGTTCAGAATACAAAAAATTACAGATAAAGAACCTATCTATAGTTATCAGAATCTAATGCTTGATTTAAGTCTTAAAGTATCGTGCCCATACTACATAGGACGACATAAACCAAACGAACCATATATAAACATATATGACAGTAAAGTAGCCATGATGATTAATCTTTATGGTGATATATACGAATATTTAAGGCACAGTCAGTTAAGACGTAAATAACAGTGGGAGGATTTATGACTGAAGAAAAGAAAAGCAAGAACCCATTTATAAATATAGCTAATGCTGTAAAGAAAAATAATACTTTTCCTAATCAGCAGCAAAACAAAACTCCAAAACCAAACAAGGGGTTTGGTGGGGCAAACACAATGAGAAAAACAGGGAGAGGACGATGAATTACTTATTAATATTAGCACTAGTTTCAGCACTAACAATACCACCAGCATTTGCAGCAGACGCACCGGCAACACCAGTTAAAAAGGGTAATCTAATGCTTGCTAAAAAGAAAGACCATAGCAAAGCACAAGAAAAACCAGCCAAAAAATCTGAGAAAAAGTCTAAAAAATAATACCCAGATAAATAGTTTTACAGTTATGAGGTTCTGTAAAAACCTTAAACATACACACACAAGGAGAAAAATATGTTTAATTTCAATATGTTCGACCAAAACGCATTTAAAGATTTCTACACAGCAAATTTTTATATCGATGCACTTCAACACACTAAATCTAATTTAACTGATAAAGTTATTACAGATCCAGTTTTAAATAAAGCAGCACATACCTTTTTAGATGCACAAACTGTTTTTGCTAAGATGATTGCACAAAATACAACCACTATTGCAAAACATAGTGTTGATTCTATGTGCAAAACTTATTTTCCACAAACTACTAAATCAAAGGCAGAATAATTATGCCTTGTTTGAATTGGGTAAAGTCCATAACTTCGGCTATGGTATCTAATCACTACGGATCAAAGTTAGAAGCATATATTATTAGTAAAGACCCAAAATCTCTTGCAGATGTTGAGGCTTATACAGTAGAATATGAAAGAAAACTTGCAAATGAACATTTTAAATTTTACGGAGAGACAAAATGAACGAACTACCAAAACTACCAGAAGTCAAATTCAACAAGAACGGTTACGAAATCCGTACCGATATTCTAGCAATGGCTAAAGACCTTGCAATGCAAGACTTTCATATGAAGTATTCAGGATGGGAAGTCACTGCAAAGCGTGATGAAAAGACAGGACAGATCATCAATAAAATTGAGATGCCTACTTTTCCAGGCCTAGAGCAGATCCTTGAGAATGCAGAAAAAATGTATGCATTCGTAAATCAAGCATCCAATAATAGCAAAAAATAATTGCTAAATTTGCAACAAACATAGCCCCAACAGGGGCTATTTTTTTGGTTGACAATAAATCCATTTGGGCATATAATGTCTGTATAGTCAATAACAAGGAGCTAATATGTTTATCAATCTCAATGCTAGCAAGCCAAACGGTGACTTTATGATCACTTCTTCCGCTGTGTTGCAAGATATGCATCCTACTGCTACGATGGCTGAAATTACTGAAATGCTAATTGCGATTGGTGACGAGTACGAAGCCAAAGGTTATCAACTTAGCTACACATTTGATGAGGAGTTATCATAATGATAACTGCTGAAAAAGTTACTAAACTATCAACATTAACTGCTGACCAACTTAACTCTATATTGGTCTATTCGGGCTACACTGGATTTGAAAAAGCAAAAACCTGCAAGTTTGTAGGTATTACTAATAATGGTGACTTTTGTTATCAATTTACATATACTTGCAATAATTACAACATTGCTAAAATTGACAAACTTTTTGTTAACATAGATGCAACAGGAAATATTGTTGCTGAATACTGATTTTGGTTGACAATAAATCCGGTTGGTGTTATACTATGGGTATAGTGAATAACAAGGAGCGAAAAATGACTACAGCATTTCAAGGTTTGACTACTCAGGAAATTCGTCAAGTTTCTATGTACGGTTGCACAGAGCAACAATTGCGTGAATCGGTTGAGGACAGCATTACTTTCAAATTATCGGGTCCTGTAATGATCGCAGCAGGTATGTTGTCTGATGCACAAGAAATGATTTGCACCGAATACGGTGAGGTTACTGATGGTCGTGCTAACGAAGCCCGTCAAGCAATCAATCGTGCAAAATGG